TTGGGTTTTCAATCGGCCCGTTATCCCGAACAATTTGTGGCCTATCATTGTCAGAGTCTAGGTAGCGTTCAAACATTTGCTTGATCTCTGGGAGGCGCATGCCCTTGCCTTCCATCAAGATCTTTACGATACCTCCAACCCCGACATTGCCATTGAAATCCTGGCCCTGCATAAAGTATGGCGATGCTGTGTCGATGTTAATCTTCATCGACTGGCCGGGGTCACCTAAAAGCGACCCGATATAAAACACCTTGCCATGCTCACGACCAGCAGGATATGTATCGCGCAGGATACGCAACTGCTCTGTTCGCGGAACATTCCTTGAAATTTGCTCGACTAATTCATTTGCGGAAACACTAGATCTAGTGTTGCCAAACCTAACCACACTCATTATATTGTACCCCTAACTCCTTCATCTTCTAATTAAGCCGTCTGTCCAAGGGCGGCTTAATTATTTTGCCCAACATGTATTGCGATAATCACAAAACTTGCAAAGATAGAAATCATCATTCTGTGCTATACGCGGCAAAATGTCATTACTTTTCGATGCTTCTAAAATTTGTACTGCTTTATCGCTGACTTTCTGAGCCAGTTCTTTGTTGTATGGAACCAACTCAATATAGACTTCACTTGTATTCTTGTTCAGCACCGTGAACACACATGGGTTCTTGTATAAGTCCATGTATGTTTGGTACAAAGCCACCTGTGCTGCATAAACAGGATTGGCAACAGCCACCCCTTTATTAACGAATTCCTTAAACTTCTTGTCGTTTGCTGACTTACATTCCCACAGCATTGGGTATTCAATATCAACAGGACCACCGCAGATAACGCCGTCAATGTGACCACGAATCTCGCCGTCTGCGATGGAGAAACCAAATTGTTCGTCTTTCATTGACTTCGATACACGCAAATCAAACCCTGCATCCTTGAAGAACATCACCATCAAATCTTCAATTGCGTGACCGAGTGAAAATGTTCGTAAAGTTTTTGCTGGGAATCCCTTGTCTGCATCAGGCTTGTAACCCATGTATCTGTACTGAATTTTTCTGGCGCACGGATCACCGAGCGATGATGCGCCTAGATACTTACGTCCCTCTCGTCCTTCTTCCTTCTCCAGAATACCTTGATCAAGAGCGGCAACGATGTCGTCACAATATTTAGAAAGGGATCCCCCCGTCCTCATCTCGTTCTGGCCGAAACTCTCTGTATACTTCTGCAAGGTATTCATCAAGGTACTCATCGTTAATGTCCTTTAGGCTCTGAGTGACAACAATAATTGCTAATACTTCTTGTTCGGTTAGATCACATAGGCGTTTGTGCCAACCAATTTTTTGGTAGAGTTTTGCGACTACCTTTAGTGCATCGTCTGGCTTTCCCAATCTCCATTCCCTCCCATCATATACGAGAACTCATACTGTACATCCATCTCTGGAATAACAAGCGTAGCGTGACCACACACAACGTCTGGTGTTTCGTCAATCTGCTTTGCGACCTGATCCATAATCATCTCTGCGATGTCATCATCATCTGCGCTTCTCGCAACGTGCATAAACATGTCAACTTTGTGTTCCTTATCGTTCCATGTCTCAAGTAAAATACTCAACTCACCGCGCATTTTGTTCTCCTTGCATGATCGCATTAATGTTGTTGTCGATAATCTGTTTGTTAAAGACGTAACTAATCATGCAGGCCGCTTTGTATTTTGTCCAACTAAAGTCCATGCCTGACACATGGACACCATTACGCAACAACAATTCACGTTGTTTGTCTGTGATACGCTGGTCTAGCCAACGTTTACTTTTCTTTGCACCATCAGATGTTTCGATCTTTCGCATGAAATCATCTGCTGCTGAAACCGCTTGCTTCTTGGTGCCGATGCTAACAACCCTCACACGGCCTTTACCGTGCCGTACAACGGCCACTGAGTGTTCGCCGATGTCTGCCACCATACCAAAGCCATTGAAGCCTGTGGCGGCCATACAGCGCCCATTCCCGAACAAATCAATCCAACGGAACGGGGAGCGTTCCATCAGATCAACTTCGGTCATCTGGAAGTTGTCCAACTCTTCTGCATCAATTCCATCACCGCTTTCGCTAAAGTCGTAAGCGCAGATAGGACATTCTTTTACTGACAACGGAACTGTAGACTTGCAGTTTGGGCAAACTTTTGTTGGCGCCTCGCCAGGTTTGCCATCTTTGCCATCCAAATCCACAGGGTCATCTAGTGAGCCATGAGTTAGGACTGACGTTCCGAAATCCATCACAACACAATCAGTCTTAATGAGGTTTGGAAACTCTTCTGGGTTCACCGTTCGCAACCCACGTCCAATCATCTGCACCATTGTAGACTTGAATGAACATGGCCGTGTCAACACCACACACGACACTGGAGGTGCATCGAACCCTTCTGTCAACACGGCCACATTCACCACAACCTGCACATCACCATGTGCTAGGCTATGCAGCATTTCTTCACGCTCATCACGAGGCGTATCGCCAGTAACGTATCTTGCCTCCACGCCAACCATGACAAACTCTTCACACAAGTCTTTTGCATGCTTGATCGTGCTACAAAACACCACCGTCTTTCTGTCGTACGCCCTCTCGCACCACTCTTCAACAACACGCTTGTTGATAGCCCTGCGGTTCATGATCGCCTCGACTTCGGACATATCAAAGTCACTGATCGTTTTACGAACATTTCTGAGATCATCTTGTACGCCGACATCAATAACAAATGTTCGTGGTCTTACAAGATAACCCTCATTGATCAGGGTAGAGATTTCAATCTGGTGACTGCAGTTCGTGAAAACCTCACGCAACCCCTTCTTGTCACCACGGTTTGGTGTTGCTGTAAACCCTACAACCTCCACATCTTTGTTGTGCTTTTTGGCGTGATCAATAATGCGCTGGTATGTTTCGGCCGTCACATGGTGCGCTTCATCAACAACAACCATGTCCACTTTTGGCATATTTGATAGGTTGTTCAGACGCGATAAAGTCTGAACCATTGCGAACACCGCATCAGCATTCCAGTCTTTTAACTCTGCATTGACTGTGCTGGTTGTGATGCCTTCATTAACGGAATTAAATTTATCTTGGTTTTGATTAACTAATTCATCTCTGTGCTGAAGCACGAGAATCTTTTTGTCTTTTTTGTGTCGCTTGCCAGCCAAGGCAGACAGCATGATAGTCTTGCCAGCGCCTGTCGGTGCAACAACGAGTGTGTTCTTATATTTGTCTAGGGCTTCGGAGGCGGCAGAAACTGCCACCTCCTGATATGGACGCAAAATCATGCGGCTTGATCCAAGTAGTATTGGTACTTACCTTTCGAGCGAACGTAAGTCTTTTTGATTGGCAACCCGCTCTTGCGTAACATGCTGACTTCGGTACGGATGGTATTCTCCGTCTTGCCGAGAGCCTTTGTCATGTCGGTAAGGTATACCTTCTTTTCAGTCTTCAAGTAATTGTGAAGATCTGAACAAAAGTTCGGGTATGCTGGCTTTTCGCCATTAGCCAAGTTGGTCAAACCATCTGCAACCATTCGCAGTTGATCAGCGTATTTTTTCAATTGAGATGCACTCATGCTACTTAACTCCTCTACATTTAGCACACGAAAGTCGTGGGGGAGTTGGTAGGCACTGGCCTCCCCCGTGCCAGCAGTTGGGGCGCGAAAGGAGAGCGCCTCAACTAATCCTTTGAACCATCCTACTGCGCCCATGACGGAACAACATTGTCTGGGGCAGTTGGTGCGGCTGGTTGTGCCGCTGGTTGAGCCATTGGCTGTGCTGTAGGTTGTGGAGCCGCCGCAGGAATTGCGGAAGCAGGTGCATTACCTACAGGGATATAGCCATTCTGGCCGAGCGTCAAGATTGATTTGATCTTATTGCGATCAGAGTAACCATTCTGACCTTTTTCAACCCCCACCTTGAAGCATACATTCATGCCATCAAGTTGATGCACACCTTGCAGATTACGGCGTTGCTGTGCCTCTGGAGACTGATCTTTCGGATCCAAGTTGTTCGCACTGTCGATGATTGACTTGAGCATTTGCAAGCCAATCGCTTTTGCAATCGGAATGCCATGATCATTTAGTTTATTACCATCAACGAAGATGTTGTGCCAAACCTTGCGCTTGTCATATTGACCGCCCATGATGGTGATCTCTACAGGCAACCACTTGGCGGCTGTCGTCTGAGATGCCTTGAAGTACATGCCGCCACCAAACTCTGGCAGTTCAATATCACCGCCGCTGAGTTTGATGAAGCCCCGCGCCACTTCCCCATCAGGGATAAGAGCATAGTCGTTTTGGTTTGAGGACGGTGCCTCAGGTACATTGTTTAGATTAAGCATGGCTGTCATTAACTCCTTCTGCCATAATTGTGCCGAACTTATCGGCCTTACGTTCACCGCTACTCATCTTGGCCATTAACTTCCCAAGATGCGGCTCTTCAATCGGATCGAGTCTTCCGCTTCGATCCTTAGCGGGGTAGCCCCACTCATTCATGTTGTTGCAAACAAATGCACGGTATGGGTGATTTGTCTCTGGGTTCGTGAGTACAGCCATAGTAATGACCTCATCAACGATCCCGGGCAATTCACGGCCAGTCTTCGAGCCTTCGATTTGCAACTCGTAATTTGTTCTACCGTAGTCATCAACGCGGGAGTCTAGGATCCCCACAAAGATGACGTTCTTAGAACGGATGTGCTGGAGATGAGTAAGCCAAGCCATCATCTCACGACCCTGCATGCCATAGGCTGATCGGGTATCAAGTTTGCCAGTACGGTCAGATCTGTTCTCTGGCTGGTTCTGGCAGTATTGGAAGCACAAGCGACCAGCAACAGTAATACTATCCACAAAGATTGTGTCGTACTTCTGTGTCAGTTGTGTGGGGTCGCCAAACACCTGACATACTGAGTCGTAGTGAGCCATGCTATAAGCAGACTCGTCACTGAGTGATGGGTTGCCACCACCTAAGAAACAGGCAAAGTCACGGCATTCCTGCCAAGTCCGTGGACGGATAACGTCAATCGGATGCCCTTCAATAGCAGAGTCACCTGCCTCCAAATCCATAAACAATGTCGTTTGTGGATTTAATGTTTTAGCAAGCGTGGTTTTACCCACACCGCTCTGGCCGCAAATCACGATCTTATGACCGCGTTTCTCAGCCAGCCTTTGTTCCGCGCTGATGATCTGCATCTTCAGTCTCCTTAATATCAACGGTTACACCTTGCAACATAACTGTACGGCACTCAGAAAGAGCCGCCTTCACGTTCGGTGGGGCATTGTGGTACTTGATCTCTGGCACAGTGAATGTTGCCTTCGCATAGAAAGCAGCAGACTCTGGATCCATGCGATCAAGCAAGCCCTTCAAGGCGTCCTGATCCCACTCGACCTTCTTACGTTTGTTGTAGGTGATTGTGTAATCCCCATCATGAATAGAGACTTGGCCAAAGTCCTTGCCGTCCATAGCAAGTTTATGGTCAGCCTGATCGCTAAACATGTCAGTGATTGTGTTGTCAATGACCTTCAGTTCTTGCTGAAGATCCTTGATCGTTGCCTTCAAATCCTGTCGGCGGTTGAATAGCAACGACAAGTCGTTGTAAATCGCTTCTGTCATTTTTACCTCCTGAGCAAAAGGAATGAGATAAAAATAGTGAGCGATATTTAATAAGTCAACGACTTTTTTTAGAAATTTTTATATCTATGTTGTGAATGGCTTTCATTAACTTCTTTTTAATCTTGAATTCTGGCGTCTCTACACCCTTAGCGTCTTCCACGATTTCTAGCGGAGTTTCGCCATCTATGCCCATGTCTGTATATACAAAGTCTGCTACATACTGACAGATCTTTTGATCATTGATAGTGATGACATATTTAACTTGTCTCTTTAAGTCTCTTATGGCACCAGCACGTTCCATGGCGTATAATTGACCATACCTCTCTGCCTCCCACTTTGAGTCAAACACGAACCCCATGAACTCTGTTTTCTTCGCGTTAAACTTGTTCTTGCGCCTTTGATAATACATGCTAATATATATCCAGTTATGTTTACTTATGGGAACAATTCTAATGCCTGACACGAAGAAATACAAGTCTGTCGCTGTTGACATTCCGACATACAACAAACTGAAAAAGTTGTCCCTGTCAAACCATCGTTACATTCGGCAAGAGATTAGCCGTATGACCCATGAAGCATATCTCATGAAATTTGGCAATGAGATTGCGGAAATGGGAATTGGGTCTACTAGAAAATAG